CCCAAGATGGCGCTATTTCAGCTTATTTATTATCTCAAGATATAGTACCACCTCCAAAAGAACCATTCCCCCAAAAGAAAGATAGTTACGCGGGAGGATACCTTTTTTGTCCTAAAGCAGGATTGTATAAGTATATGTTTGATGAAGATTTAACTTCGTTGTATCCATCTATAATAATGTCTATAAACATAGGTAAGGAAACATTTGTGGGGCGTATTGTAGATGCTAATGAACGTAATAATAGACTGGGTCTTAACGATTTAAAAGAACGTGATCCTGAAGAAGAATTATTAGTTGAAAATAAAAAACGACAACAAACTAATGTAAATGTTGGTAGACTAATAGCTATGATTGAACAAAGCAATTTGGCAGTTGCAGCTAATGGTTCAATGTTTAGAACAGATAAAGAATCAGTTTTATCTACTATTCTAAAAAAATGGTTTGAAGAACGAGTTATTTATAAAAATCGTATGAAAAAAGCGTACCAAGAGGGAAATAAAGAATTAGGTGAATATAACCATTTAATGCAATACACCATGAAAATTTTATTAAATAGTTTATATGGAGCTACTGCTTTACCTTCATTTAGATATGGTATGAATTTCCAAACTTTAAGTGAAGCAATTACATTATCAGGACATAGAATAATACAAGAATCAGCTCTTTGTGCTAATAGACATATGAATAAAGTTATGCGTGAAGAAATAAAATTAGATATATGACATTAAAAAAACAATCAATTAGAAAAAACCAAATAATCACAGTAAATGGAAAATCCGTTTCTAAAGAAGAATTAATCACCAGAAGTGAAGACTGGAGTGAGATTCAAGAAAATTTCTTTAGAAAAATGCTTAAACAAGGGGGGACATTTAAAGTTGCAGGTATTAAATATAAAGTAGAATTAATCGAAAGAAATGATTTAGATTCTAAAGGAAACAAACCCGTTGCAATCCCTAAATTACCTGGAGAAAGAACATTTTAAAATATAAACAATATTAATGAAACATTTAGAAGAAACACCTTGGTGGATTTGTGATGAAGGAGATGAGAATTATTGTGCTTATGTAGATACGGACTCTAATTACTTTAATGCAGAACCCTTACTCCTCAAATTATATCCTAACTTTGAAGAATTACCAGCTGAAGAAAAAGATGGGATTTTAGAAAAAATAGCAATGAAATACCAGGATGTAATTAATGAAGATTATGATAGATTAGCTAGGGAATGTTTCAATGTAACCGACCATAGACTTGAAATGAAAACTGAATGTGTTATTCGTTCAGCTTATTTTAGAGCAACTCGTCGTTATGCTCAATGGATTACTAAACAAGAAGGAATTGCTAAAGAATCTTTGGATATTAAAGGTTTGGAATTTATGAAAGCAAATTTCCCACCTATTTTAGGATCATTTTTTAATGATATTTTACAACAAGTATTAAAGGGTGAAGAAAAAGCTAACATTTTGGATCAAATTAAGGTATTTAAAAAACAAATATTAGATGGTACAATCCCACTTGCCAAATTAGGTAACCCTTCAGCAGTTAAAAAATTAGAAAAATATTCAGGTAAAAACGCTAGAGCAGGAGAAATGTTTACAGAAATACTTAAAGGAGCTCCTGCACCTGTACGTGCTACAATTCGTTATAATGATTTATTAAGATTATGGCAATTGGATAAAAAACATAATTTAATTACACAAGCAGATAAAGTTAAATGGATTTATTGTAAAGATAATCCTTATAAAATAGAAGCACTAGCATTTCAAGATTTTGACATACCAGAAAAAATTAATGATTTTTTAAATGCCTATGCTGACAGACAAAAAGTATTCGATTCAATATTATTAAATAAATTAGAAGGATTTTTCTCGGATCTTCAATGGTCATTAGATTTAAATCCTTACACAAATGCTTTAGCTTCCTTTGAGATATAAATTAACCTTCGTATATTACAGTTATGATAAATAAAACAACACTAACATCAGTCATTTCAAAATATTATTTAAATGGATTAAATAATCAAGTAAAATGGCGTATTAAAGATAATCAACTTACAGTTTATGCTGGGGATAACGGTAGAGTATGTAAAGTAATACATAATAACTTTAACCTTGAAGACGCAGAATTAGGAGTATTTGATACTCATAAACTTAGTAAATTAATTTCTATTACCAATGGTGAATTAAATATAACTCTTGAAAAAATAAAAGCAGTTTATACTAAAATGCATATTGCTGATTTAAATTTTGATTTGACTTATTCCTTAGCTGATATTTTAATTTTAGGTAAAAATACTTATTATGAAGATCCTGAAGAATTTGAAATACAAATTGATTTAACAAATGATGATATTACTCATTTAATTAAAGCAAAAAGTGCTTTAGCAGATGTCAATAATATGTTAATTACTACAACAACAGATTTTGATGGTGTAAATATATGTGAAATTATATTTGGTGATAATACGGGTTTTTCAAATAAAATTACCTACCAACTTAGAGGTAAAATCACTAAAAGCGATATTCAAATTCCTTTTGATTCAGACATATTTAAAGATATATTAAATGCTAATAAGGATATGGAAAATGGTACATTGAAAATATCAGAAGTAGGCATGTTAAAAGCCAATTTCAAAACATCAGAAACAGAAAGTGAATATTTTATCGCTAGAAATGAATAAACATATATGTATAATAGAATTCAATATTGTATAGCTAGGGCATGCAGTTGCATTCAAATAAATTAACCGAGAGCTTCGGCCTCACAAAACTAAATGATATGAGTACATTATTCAATGAACGTACACCGTTCGACTTACTATTCCGTAACCTATTCAAGGCAGACGGCGCTTTTCAACCAACTACGTTTGAAAACAAACAACCACACCCACTAGATATTTTTTATGACGATGAAGGACTTCATTTTGAAGTTGCCTGTACTGGTCTAACTAAAAAAGATATTCAACTTGAAATTGATGGAGATCTTTTAAAAATTATCTATGATAAACCTAACGAAGAAGAATTTGATTACAGTGGCTACATCTATAAAGGATTAGCTAAACGATCTTTTAATTTGGGTTATAAAGTAGCAGCTAAATTCGAACTTGAGAAATTAGAAGCAGAAATGAAAGATGGTTTGCTTCATCTATTTATTCCAATCGCGGAATCTAAAAAAGCAAAATCAATTAAAATAAAATAAAAGTTTTACCAAAAAAGCGTGTCCTAGCGCAATATTATTCGTATATTCACGTCTAAATAAATAAGTTATATGACAACAAAAAGAAAGTCTATTCAGACTATTACCGACCCTTTGCTAGAACCCTTCTTTATCACTAAAGATGAATACAGTTATACTGTAAAACAAAATGTGACATCTGATGCCTCCCATTTTAGGGCTAAAGGTAAAGCAAAAACCTATGAAAAATCATTATATTATTATGCTAAATTTGAACATGCATTACAAAAAATAGCTACTTTAAAAGCTAGCATGGAAAATTTTGACAGTTTAGAAGAATATATTAACAAATATACAAAAATAAGTACTAACATTAAAAATTATACAGATGGAATTAGAAGCGCTATTTAACGCTGTTATTGTAAAACCAATAGAATCAGAAGAAACTACTGTTGGAAATATTATTGTCCCTGACTTAGGAAAAGAAAAAAATGAAATGGGTATTATAGTTTCAGTAGGTCCGGGGCAATCAACTTTAACCGGGGATTTTATTCCTACAACCTTAGAAGTTGGAGAAAAAGTAATTTTACCAACTCAAGGATTTACTAAACTACCTTATAATGGGGAAGAATATTATGTAGGTCCTGAAAACCAAATTCTTGCAAAAGTAAATAAATCAGCTAGTATAGGTGAATTATTAGACGAAACAAAAGAAAATTTAACTAAAGAAGAAATTAAAGATCTAACTCATGAGTAAACAAGTAACATTAGGCGGAACCGCTAGAGAAAATTTAGTAAAAGGAATCGATATCCTTGCAGATGCTGTAGTATCAACATTAGGACCAAACGGAAGAAATGTAGTTATTGCTAATGATAATGGTACCCCACAATCAACTAAAGATGGAGTCACAGTTGCAAAATCTATCTCTTTATCTAACCCAGAACAGGAATTAGGAGTACAGTTAGTAAAACAAGCTGCTATCAAAACAGCTGAAAAAGCAGGTGATGGTACAACTACATCTACTTTACTAGCTCGTGAAATGGTAAAAGCAGGATTAAATGCATTAAATAATAATGAAAATGCGGTCCAAATAAAAAGAGATATTGATACCACAGTAAAACAAGTAGTAGAAAATCTTAGAAATAATATATCAGAAGACATCTCAGGAGAAGAACAATTAGAACAAATAGCAACTATATCTGCAAATAACGACCCAGAAACTGGAAAATTAATTGCTACCGCCATTGATAAAGTAGGAATGGAAGGGGTTGTTCACATAGAAGAATCGCGTACGGGTGAGACGTATTTAGAAACTGTTGAAGGGTTACAGTTTGAAAGAGGTTATAAGTCACCATATTTTGTCACAAATAATACTACAATGACAGCGACGTTAGACAACCCCCTTATTCTGATTGCAGATCAAAAAATAACCCAAGTTAAAGACTTACTCCCAGTTTTAGAAGCAGTATCAAACCAAGGTAAATCCTTACTTATTATAGCCGAAGATATTGACAATGAAGCCTTAGCAACCCTAATTGTTAATAAAATGAGAGGTACAATGAAAGTATGTGCTGTAAAAGCACCTGACTTTGGGGATAGAAGAAAATTAGCTTTAGAAGATATTGCAGTAACAACAGGTGGAATTGTTTTTGATAAACAAAAAGGAATGAAGCTTGATAAATTTTCTTGGGAGTGGTTTGGAGAAGCTAGAACAGCAACAATAGGAAAAGAAGAAACAACAATAGTAGATGGAAAAGGAGGAATTGAAAAAATTGAAGCACGTATTGAAGAATTACAACAACAAGTCGGACAAGCAACAACACCGTTCGAAACAGAAAAACTTCAAGAAAGATTGGCGAAATTCACAGGAGGAGTAGCTATTATTCATGTAGGTGGAAACACTGAAACAGAAATGAAAGAGAAAAAAGATAGAGTAGATGATGCATTACATGCAACAAAAGCAGCTATCGAAGAAGGAATAGTACCTGGAGGTGGAACAGCATTACTATATGCATCATCAGGTATAGAAGTTAAATCAACGGGGGCTGCAATTGTAGTACAAGCATGTAAAAAACCTTTTAATCAAATTCTAGTTAATGCGGGGTATGATAATGTTAAAGGACAAATTTTAGCAGATAGTTTGGTTAATTCTGAAAATGATGGTTGGTTAGGGTATAATATTAAAACTGATGAAGCCGTTGATATGAAAGAAGCAGGTATTATTGATCCTACCAAAGTAGCTAGAACAGCATTACAAAATGCAGCATCAGTAGCAGGTACTGTCTTATTAACAGAATGTACTGTAGTTAATGAACCTAGTGAGGATAATCAACAACAACAAATAGACCCAATGATGGGTATGATGTAAATTAATAATTAATAAATAAATAAAAAAGAATGACAAAACAAGAAATTTTTGAGATTATTGAAGAGAACTTCAATATCTTAGCAGCAGAACACGTAGGAACTACTAAAGCAAGTCAAGGACGAGCTAGAAAAGCAGCACAAGCTATTAAACGAGTAATCACAGATTATAAAAAAGCATCTGTGGCTGAGTCAAAGTAGTTTCGTATATTATGGCTATAAAGATTGAAGAAAAAAATATCCTAATCGCTCGGAGAGTTCCTCCGGGCGATAAATGGAGATTAGTTGCAAATGAACCAGATGGCCCTATACATAAAACATTAACTGATTGTTTAGAAGCATATATGGTTAAAACAGGTTTTAAAGGTAGTTATAAATTAGAACCATTAAAGAGTAATTTATACGCAATTGATTCAACAGAGACAGAAGTAATACCAGAACCAGAAAAGAAATATAGTATTTACGGAGAGTATGGAGAATAGTTTATTAGTAGAAAAATATAGACCATCTAAGTTAGAGAATTATGTTGGTAATGAAAATATTAAAAAATCAATATCTAAATATTTAGAACAGAATGATATTTTAAATTTAATATTTTATGGACCCGCTGGTACAGGAAAAACTACTTTGGCAAAACTTTGTGTTCAAAATCTTGATTGCGATCATCTTTATATTAACGCCTCTGATGAAAGAGGTATTGAAACGATTCGTGATAAAGTACAAGGATTTGCGAGCGTTGCTTCTTTTAAACCACTTAAAGTGGTCATTTTGGATGAAGCTGATTTTCTTACTATACAAGCGCAGGCTTCACTCCGTAATATTATTGAAACTTTCTCTCGTACGACAAGGTTTATTATGACTTGTAATTTTATAGAGCGTATTATTGATCCTCTACAATCCAGATGTCAAGTACTTAAAATTGTACCTCCAACTAAAAAAGATGTTGCTAAACATTTAAATTGGATATTACAACAAGAGCATATTGAACACGACATAAATGATTTAGTACCTTTAGTTAATCAATATTATCCTGATTTACGTAAATGTATTAATACTATACAATTATCAACTGTAGATGGTGGTGCAAATGATTTATATCTTAACTTAGACCAATCAATATTAGTATCATCTAATTACATAGATAAAGTAATTAATGCTTTAACAGAAGGATCTAAACATAATAAAGTAGATTGTTATAATGACATACGTCAAATTATAGCAGATGCTAATGTAGATGATTTTGATGAATTATTTAGAGCCTTATACGAAAGATCATCTGAATATTTACCAGATAAAGAAGGTACAGCATCTATTTTAATAAATGAACACCAATATAAAGCAAATTTCCGTATCGACAAGGAAATAAATACAATGTCGTTAATTCAACAAATATTAAATAATAAATAATTATGCAACAACAACAAGGACCACCTATTGATTTAAAGAATACAACATCTATTGAAAACTTTGATGGGGGTATTTTATTTAACCAAGGAGTATTATTAAGAACAGTATCTAAATTTGTAATGGGTACAGACGAGGATGCTTTACTTCCAATACCAGTTTTTTATGACCCATCTACTAAGAAAATTCTAGAATCATCAATTCCAAAGGAATTAAGAGAAGAATATAAAGATTATACTCTTTAATGAAAAATATTTTTGATTGGTTAAAAGCAATTAATAACACCAAACCCCCAGTTGAATCTTTTACAGATAAAGATTGGGAGGTTTGGAATAGTTATATGATACATAGATTTTTATCTATGAATTCTGATTACTTAGAAATTGTAAATTATGTTCAAGATTTTCCTCCACAGGAAAAAAGAATGATTTACAACATATATAAGGAATTTATTCCTAAAAATAATAAATGGAGTAAATATGTTAAATCTAAAGTAAAACAATCTAATAAAGATTTAATAGACCATATCAAAGATTACTTTCAATGTTCAAGTAAAGAATCAAAAGAATATATAAATATATTGGCTACCACAGAAATTAGTCGTATATTAACTAACAGAGGATTAGAAACTAAAGAAATAAAAAAATTACTAAAATGAGCAAATTATACGATATGTTAAAAACATCTGCACAAGCAGATAAAGCAAAAGCCATGTTATCACTTGAGTTATTAGGTAACAAATCAGTTGGTATAG